TGTTGTCTTTCACTTCGGTAACTGTGTACCAATGTTGTCCGCCGTCAGGACTGATCCCGTCGCCGCAATCAAGTAAGACTTCCGCCTCCCCGGGAATCCGAACAATGAGCTGTCCGCCTTTCGAAAATCCGCTGCCATCAACAGCAATGGCATCTGTCACTGTGCATAAAACACCGGAAATCACATCCTGCTCTACCGACTCTACGCCATCAATATACCTTCTTACGGTAATACAGTCTTGCATCATCATAACCGTCGCCCCCTGAAAAGGACACCGTCACTGCCCAGATACTGCCTGATAATCTGGCGTATTTCACAGCTTTCATAGGTATCGGTATAAGAAACGTCATACCCGTCTAAGCTCTCCCGACTAATCCCCGACCGCCTGTCCTCATCGTAAATTCGGTCACAAAGGTCGCACAAGAGTCGCATGAGCTTCTCGGTATCTGAAACTGTTTCTCCCGTCCGAATCATGCTGTCAATCAAAATTCCCGCACGGTATGCATATTGGTCAAAAACCTCCTGCGGCACTTTTACACCACCGTAGGTTTTGCTGTAAAACTCATAGTCAACGCTTGCCATACCGATTCCTCCTTACCGCCCCGGGGCAAAAGCCCCGAGGCACATATCGCACAGATTAACCGTTGGTCACAAGCTTTGCCATAGGAATAGCCTTAGGATCAAAAGCAACTGACCAGTTAGAAGCCGCACCCAGCTGTTCGTCTGTGGGGCTATTGGTCCAACCGGAAGAAGGTGCTGTAAAGGAGAAGCCGTTAGGATGAATGGTTTCTCTGATTCTGGTGTAAAGGGTGTCCTGACCGCCGTTTTTCGCCGGATCGCGATATACTTCAGCCGGCACTTCAACTCTGCCCTTAGCTGTACGGATAGCACCCTCACCCAGTAAATAGGTGGTGTACTTGTTTAAACCGCTTGCAGAGTCTGCTTCCACAGGCACGCCATCATCAATAATAACGGTATAACCGTTCACGGAAGCCAGAGAAGTCGGTCTCTGAATACCGTTGGCATCGGTATACTTCCAGAATTCAAGCATCTGCTGATTCTCTAAAGCTTTTGCAACGTTAGAATGCATAATAGCAAGAGAGAACAGGTTTTTATTGTCACCCATAGCCTGTGTTGCCAGATCGTTCAAATCAGTGGCACCAATGATGTAGGGAGCATCAGAAGCAGAGGACAAATCCACAATGTGGTTTTCTTTCCACTTCTTTGCATTGCCTGAAGCACCGGTAATGCCGAAAACTGCGTTTAAAACAGCCAGCAGTGCTTTCTGTCTCTGCTTTGCCCAGTATTTACCGATGGTTGCCGCAATATGACCCATGGGGTCAGAACCGGAAAGTTCAGCTGCAAAGTTTCTGGCTGTAAAGCCTTTACCGCGACCGTAAACCACACCGGTCTGACTGCCACCGGTGGGTTCTGCCGCAGAAATATCGGTAGCACCGTCATAGTTGTCCGGTTCACCCTCTAAAACGCTGTAAAAGGGAACGGTGTATAAAGAGCCGTCTGACTGAATTCTGGATGCAATCAGATTATCTTCCACCAAAGCACCGCAATCAATCATAGCTGCCTTGGTCGGGTCGGGAGCGGCTTCCCAGCTCTGAATAAAGACCTCCTGGTCAAAGGGAAAATTTAAATATGTTGCCATAAGTTTTTACCTCCTGAATTTTTTGTAAGTGTTTGATATAACGCCGGCTGTTCCTTTTTCAGTTTCAGCCGTTCCATATATCCCAGCTTTTGAAAATCCTCCTGGGATACACAAGAGCCACCGGCGGAAGGACGGATAAACTGAGGGTTGTTTTCTCCTGCCTCAAATAAATAGCTGTTTTCCTGCATCAGCGTTTCAAGCTGCTCGTCAAGGCCGGACAGTTTTCCGTCTGCCAGTGTAATGCCCTCCATGTCAAGTAACGCCCGAACAGCAATCAGGTTTTTTGCCTTTGCCTGTGTTAAAGCGTTATCAACCGCATGAGAAAGGCGAATCTCACTTTCTCTTTCCCTTGCCGCTGCAATCTCATGCTCATATTTTTCTTTTAAACCGGAAAGCTCCTCTAAAAGAAAATTCTTTTCTTCCTCCGCCTCCCGTAATCCGGCAGCGGCAGTCTCCTGCTCTGCCAGCTTTTCACGAAGCATTTTAAGCTCCTCGCCTCGCTGATTAAAGTCAGCCTTGGGAACAAATTTCTTTCCCAATTCCTCCTTAAACTTCGCCAGACTTTCCTCTGTTACGACGTTGCCGTAAAGTTCCTTTAATACGTCCTGCATAGATCTCCTTTCGTTGCGTCATCCTTTTATGGTAGCCAGTCCTACCCAACGCCGTCTATTTCTATTCCGCCGAACCCAGGCGGTTATTGTTTTCAGCATGGCGGAATGCTGCAAAGAACCTGTTTAACGTCTGTGTTCCAAAGACAAGATAAACCCGGTTTTTGCTAAACCTGTATCTCTTCTTTACCTGAACTGCTGGGCAAATTTGCCTTAGCCTGCTCCTCTGTTTCACCCAGATACCAGCTTCTGAATTCCCAGGGATTCAAAATTCCCTGACGCACCAGTCTTTCCCTTTCTTCAAATTGTGCGGTTCTGTCTACTGTGGTACTGTCATCAAATTCAAAAATAACCTCATGCTTGCCTGCCGGCAAGAGTGAAAAAACCGTCGCAAAAAGATCTAACCCTTCAACCAGCTGTTCCAGGGCCAACTGCATGGACTTTTGAATATCCGTCACCGTAGCATATGACCGTTGCCGGAGTAGTTTCAGCTCCGTTGCCGTTCTGGCACTGTGAGTCACGCTTGAAACAGTACCTCTTGCCAAAGCACAAACGTCCTCAATGCGAACCAGCATTTCGTTAAGGCCGTCAAGATACGATTTATCTCTGAGCACAGGTGCAAAAACGCTGTATAAATCACTACCCCCGGCATCAACATCTAAAGCACGGAACAACCTGTGATTTAACGTCGGCATCTTCATATCGCCGTTTTCCAAAAGCAAGGCATCAACGCTTGCATCAACCGCAAGCTCACCGCCCTCATATTCCCAAAGCAAACGGGAAAACTGCTTGTCTGCCTCACGGATTAAGTCCACACTACGAGAAAAAACTGATACTCCCAATGGCGAAACCGGGTCAACCGTATTGGCCATAGGCATTTTCAAATAGGAAAACAGCGGTTTCGTAGCACCGGCAATGGTCACGCTCTCTGCAAGATGAGCCCATTCCGGAACCTCGGAAAGGGAAATTGCCTTTCCCAGACCCAAAAAACCACCACCGCAAAATGCATGATTGTTCACCGTAACACCGCGATCGTCTAAAATATGTTCCTCTAAACGGGTATAATACCGTCCCTCCCGCTTCATGCGTTCAGCAAACACCGCCGATGTAATGCGTCCCCGGCTGTCCGTTGCCAGCGGAAAAAAACGTTCTGCCCGAACATATTCTACCGCCAGCCGGTTTTTATCTAAATACGGTTTAAAAACTAATCCCCCGGAAGCACAGGCAACCTCAAGCCAACGTCTTGTGTCAAAGATAACCTCCTGATACACCCTGTCAATGGCATCAGCACGTTCGCTGCCCGTCACTTTAGACTGAAAGTCCAAGCTGGCCTGACAGGCAAGCTCTCCTGCAATGGCAGACGCTAAATTCATGCTTTTAACATCTTCGCTTTTCCAGGGTGCCTGATCTCGATACAGTTTATCCCACAAGGTCATAGCTGAACTCATCTCCGGTGAAATTAGAACCTCTTTCCCCAGAGCATTTTCAATACTTTTAATCAATAACAGATTTCCCGCTGCCAGTCCTGTCATTTTCCTCTCCTCCTCCATATATCCTCTAAGGCATACCGAACCGCATCAATGGAATGATTATTAAGGTCCGGATATCCGCTGACAACTTCGCCTGCCTCCGTTGTCTCAAATTCATATTCTAAAAACTCTTTTGAAGCATAAGGGCACCGTTTCGGGTCAATGACAATCTCAGATAAGGAAGAAAGCCATTTCATGGAATATTCAACGCTGCCCGGCCCCTTTTTCGCTCGCCGAACCGAAAACCCCATCTCACGAAGGTCTGCTATCGACTTTGGTCCCTCACCGCCGGAATCAGCAATAATCTTGTCCCGTTGTCCTATGCCGTGTTCTTTTAAAAGCTCCCCAATCTCTCTGTTCGGGAGCTTATTGCCGCTGATTTCATCAAAAATAATCAGTTTTTTCTCCGCCGGCAAATAGCTCATGCGATGAAACCGAAACGGGTCAGGATACCAGCCCCAGTCAATGCCGTTATATACCCGGTCAAACCCTGCAATTTCAGCCTCAGACACAGAACGCAGATGCAAATTGGTAAACACGCACCCGCCCTCACCGTTGGCAATCCCGCAATATTCGTGCTCATACGCCGCAGGATTCACCTCTTTTAAATGCTCCGCTTCCTCTAAGAAAACTTTTCCCAGCCACTCCGGCGGCACTTCCAAATAGGTGCTCCGCTTTACCAACCTTGACTCCTTCGGCACCTGAACGTATTGATTTGCCCAGCTTCCGGCAGTCTTCGGCGGATTAAAAGACTTAAAGATGTAGGCTGTATCGCCGCCACGAATCACCGACTGTTCAATGCTTCTGATTTCTTCCTCGCCACAAAACTGGTCAAGCTCCTCAAACCATAAAATGCCGATATACCCAAAAGGCACCTTAATGGATTTAAGCTTTGCCGGGTCGTCCGCCCCTCGGAAGTATAGCTTTTGGCCCGTCGGCTTGTAGATGATTTCCATAGGATTAACCCGACATTCAAAATCCCTCTCAAGTCCCAACTCGGAAATAGCCCACTTCATCTGGGCATACACGCTATCTCGGAGCGTATCCTTAACACGCCTGCAAAGCACCCCGTGTATCTCCGGATTAGAAACAAGTAAATCCACCACAGCCAGACTGATAAAAGTGGATTTTGCACTGCCTCTGCCGCCATATAGAACATACTCCGTATGTGTCCCTCTTTTAATATCCCGCCAAACCTCAAGATACGGCTCTGCCAGCATCTTCGCCGGCATATCAAAGGGCTTTTTCTCGCCGCTCTCTAAGGATTCCGTTAAACTTCTGACCTCTTTAATGGAGCTTAAATCGCCTTTTTTTGCCCGATCAACCAAGGCCCTCGCAATGGCCATAGCATTGTCATCATCTGCTTCTCCCGTCACCTCCGACGCCATGTGTTCTGCCGGTTCTGCGAGCAACGCCTGAACATACCGGGCCATTTTTCCGTTTTCGCCCTGCACGCTTTCACCTCCTCACGTGTGAGACTATACTACCATGAAAATTTTTCCCAAAATGCATTTACCAAAATTGATGTTTCACCGAACAAATAAAGCAAGTTAATAGATAAATATCTCCCTTTTCACCAACATTTTTCTGACATGCCCCTTGACAAATCTTCCCTTTTCATATACAATAATAAAAAATAAATATCGGGGAGCCATCCGGCTGAGAGGAAACATAGTTTCGACCCGTAACCTGATTTGGATAATGCCAACGTAGGGAATATTTCACATTGCCATAAGTGCGGAAACAATTCTTACGTGGGTTGTTTCCGTTTTTATTTTGAAAGGAGATACCCAACATGAAAACAAAACGCTTAGTCATTTCTGCCATGCTGATTGCCATCGCCACGGTGCTATCCGTGTTCCAGCCTTTCCAGCTTCCCTTTGGCGGCGGTATAACCATCGCTTCCATGCTTCCCATCGTGCTGATCGCCTTTACCTATGGCACCCGCTGGGGGCTTTTCTCCGCCTTTATCTTCAGCCTCCTGCAGCTCCTTCTGGGAGCGAAAACCGTATCTGCATTTTTCCTGCCGGGTGAAGACCAAATGACTCTTTGGAAAGCCCTATCCGTCTGCATTTTGGATTATATCGTCGCATACACGGTCCTTGGCTTCGGCGGTATCTTAAAAAATAAAATGAAGCATAAGACGACTGCAATCTGCCTCGGCTCTGTGATTGCCCTGTCTCTCCGCTATGTAGTCCATATCGTCTCCGGTGCCCTGTTCTTCGGTGCCTGGGCAGAATGGTTTTTCACCCAGGAGGGTTTTTACGCTATCGGCGAAAAAATCATGGAAACCTTCTCCGGCAACACTCTGGCTTTGATATATTCCGTCTTCTATAACGGCACCTATATGCTGCCGGAAATCATTATTACCGCAATCCTGACACCTATCATATACAAAACCCTGACCGTATCCGGTGCCCTGCAAAACACAGAGTCCTAATTGATAAACCTCATTTCCCACTTGACAAAATCTGCATAAAGTAATATAATATCAATCGTTGGCTCAATGCGACAAAATAAAGAAAGAGGTTATCACATGATAGTTTTAATGTACACCGTTCCTGCGGTAATAATTGCTTTTATTATTGCTTTTGTAATTGTTAAGTGCGGCAAAAAATCGAATAATTCCTTAACCCCCAACGCTACCTTTCCTCACAAAACCGTCATTATGATTGATGGTATGAGTTGTGGCCACTGCTCCGCCCGTGTTGAAGCAGCTATCGCTGAAAAAGGCTTAAAGGGTAAGGTTAATTTAGAGAAAAAATGTGCTGAGGTGTTATCAAAAACGCCGCTGAATCAGGCTGAAATGTCCTTAATGATTCAGGACTTAGGCTTCACCCCGGTTCAGTTCATCGTTGAACAGTAATATTGGTTTACATAGAAAAAGACCGCCGAACGGCGGTCTTTTTAATTTCCCCTTCCTTGACACTTTTTTTAGAATATGTTACAATAAACGTACAATTCTATAAAAGATAAAGGAGAAACCGGTATGAAAATGAAAAAATTAGCAGTACTTATCATGACCGCTATCATGCTTCTGTCAACAGTACCTTTTGTTTCTGCAGCAGAAACTCTTACGCTGAATGATCAAATCTCTATTTCCAACGTAATTCAAAAGGTAGATGTAACCTTTTTAGAGGGCGTTGACGTCTATGTCTGCCAGGCTCCCGTAACTGTAACCTTGTTAGATAAAGCGAAAAAATATACCGTTGCCGATGTTCTCTTAGACGACGACGGATTGTATGCCACCTCTGCTGGTTATCTGCCCGACAACGGCACGAACGAGGAATATTGGGAATA